TCAGCATCGCGGCCAGTGGGCCTGTGCCGAACAGCGTCGCCTGGATCGCGGCGGCGGCGATCGTCTCGGCCAGGCGGCCGATCACGTCGCTCGCCTTCTGCCCGCCGACCGCGATCGCGGCGAAAGCGTCCACCGCCATATTACCCAGCTGTTCCTGGGCGCGGCGCGCTTCTTCCGTCGCGCGTGCGACTTCTTCGGTCGCCGCCTTTTCCTGCAGCGCGCCCGCGATCCGCGCCTCGGCCGCCGCCCGCTCCTCGGGCGAAAGTGCTAGCAGCTGCGCGCGATAGCCCAGCAGTTCACGCTGGACGGGATTGAGGACGCCCAGGGCAGCGGTTTCGTCGTTGATCGACTGGACGATCTTGTCGATCGCGCCCGACGCGTCGATCGCGGCCTGCTCCTGTTCGGCCAGTTCCTTGATGCCCGATACGTCGATCGCCTTGCTTAGATAGGCGGCGCTGGCCTGGGCGCGATAATTGGTGGCGTCGTCGGCGCTGATCTTGCCGGCGTCCTTCAGCCTGGCGATCCGCTCCAGTTCCTCGGCATAGTCGGCCGCCGCCTTGCGCGCGGGATCATAGCGACCGATCACGCCTTCCAGTTCGGCCTGAAGCTTCTTGGTCGCCTCGGCCGCCGCGCGATCGGCCGCGCTGGCGGCGCTGCGGCTGTTGGACAGCGACTTGCCGCTGGCGCTGGCCTTCTTCTCGGCTTCGCTGACCGCGTCGAGGGCGGCGGCGCGTTCGCGCTCCAGCTGCGCCCGTTCACGGGCATATTGCGCTTCGCTGATCTGGTTGCGGCGCCGGTCAAGCCGGTCCAGCCCCTGGTCGAAGGTCAGGGTAGCACGGGCGCGCGGATCGGTGGCGGCTTGGACACCACGATCGACGAAATAGCGGCGCTCGATACTGACGTTGGAGTTAGCTTTGGCAAGATCTTGTTCAGCCCTATCCAGCTGCTTCTGGAGTGCAGCAACTGCGGAGTTCGCTTGCATGAGCGCTGCTTGCTGGATCGCTTGGCCGGGGCCTGCCGGTGACCAACTCGGCGTTTTCTTCTGCTCGGCGATCGCCGTTTCAAGCAGCGCCTTCCGCGTCTTAATTGCCTCGACTGCAAGCGCGCGTTGAGCTTCCGCGTGGTTCAAGGTCTCGACCCGAGCGGTATATTGGGTGCGGGTCTCCTTCTCCAACGCCTTGTTGAGCGCGTCGATCTGTTCGGTCAGGGAAGCTGCGGCATCTTCCTGCTGCCCCAGCGCATCGCTACCGCTCAGCGCCTCGGCGGCAAAGCCGGACAAGAACCCGATGACGGCGGTCAGCGCCAGCGACAGGCCGCCCGTCAGGATCGCTTCCACCGTCGCCGCCGACACGCCGAACCCGCTCATGGCGGTGGCGGCAACGCCGCTGGCCTTGGCAATCGCGCCCTGCGCGGCCGAGGACTCCAGCGCCCCCTTGGCCATGTCGCCAAGCTTGCCTTCCAGTTCACCGGCCAGCTTCGACGACTCCTGGGTGGCACCGCCCATGCTGTCGAGCGCACCGTCCAGGCCAAGCGCCCCGCTGATCGCATCCTTGATGGCGCCGGACGCATCGGACAGGACGCTGCCCAGGAAGCCGGCGTCCTTGCCCGCGTTGCGCGCACCGGTGCCGATATCGTCCAGGGCGCCGCCCAGCGCTTCGCTGGTCCCGGCCGCATCGGCCGCGCTGCCGGCGATGTCGCCGATCGCTCCGTCCAGCGCGCCGATCGCACCGGCCGCATCCTCGGCGCTGTCGGCAATGCCATCGACCGCCTTGCCCATCGCATCGGCCGGCGCCGCCGTATCGGCAGCGGCCTTGCCTGCCTTGTTGACCGCATCGGTGAGCGCATTCACCGCCGCCTGCGCGGTGGCGCTGTCGCCGGTGATGATGAGGGAGGTTTTAAGGCTCATCGCCGATTATCCGCGATAGCCGTTGAGGACCGACCGCGCGGCGCTTTCCATCACGCGCAGCCAGGCCCATTGGGCGGGCGACACTACGATCGCGGCTTGCTTCAGCCCGGCGCGCGCACGGGCATAGTCCAGCCCCTGCCAATAGATATGGCCGGACGGCATGGCGATCATCTGCCACTGGTTGCTGATCGCAAGAAAGGCCGTGACGATGGGCATATTCTCTGGCCAGACCGGGAATCCCGGCTCCTCTTTCGACAAATCTTCGATCGCTTCGGCGGGCAATCCCCAGGCCTCGGCATCGTTGGCGGCTTCGGTAAGGTCGGGAGAACCGCCACGCGCCCAGTGGCGCGCGGCGTCCTTCAGTTTCCCGCCTGCGCTCCGGAAACCGCGCTGAAATAGGTCCGGACCAATGCCTTGCGCACATAGAGTTGGCGCAGCAGCACATCGCGAACTTGGTGATTATAGGGGACGGGCTGGTCATCCTTGCCGATCAGGTCATCCATGCCCTGGACGATCCGCACCAGGAACGCGGTGGAATCGTCACGATCGTCCAGATCGTACTTCTTGATTTCGTCGGTCGGCAGGACTTCGAAGGTGGCCTTGAAATCCTGATCTTCAAAGCCGCCATCCACGGGCACGCGGACCTTGACGGTGTGAGTGAAGGTCGGGCGGGGATCATAAACGAACATGCTGGGGAGTCCTTCGCTGGATGGTGGAGGCGGTTTGTCTCGGCCCGCCTCCGGTGATGGCTCCCCAGCCGCCAGCCCGGACGCCAGCGACGGATCATCGCCCCTCTCGGGGGTTATTGCGGGATCAGGTCAGCGTGATCTTCCACTGGTCGTTGCCGGCCGTGGGCAGCGGCACGAACGTCAGCGGCCATTCTTCGATCTTCTGATTTTCCTGGCTGCCGGCGAAGCGGCCCTGGACGCACGCATCGGCCTTGATGTTGACGATGCGGCCGGCGATCGTGCCATGCTCGACTTCGATCGGAACGCGCGGCGCTTCGTCCGTTGCCGAGCCTGCGCGGGCCACCGGGTTGTAGGTGGTGAAGGGCACGGCCTCGACCGTCATCGCAATGCTTTCCGCCTTGTCGACGATCAGCACGCGTTCCTGGTTGAACAGCATGCGCGGCTGGACATCGCAGCCAAGGTTCAGGCTGAAGTCCCGGCCGACAAAGTCGATGCCGTCGACCTTGTACTTGGGCGTGGTGGCCTTGCTCGCGGCCTGCGGCTTCTTCCACTTGGTCATGTCCACGGCCGGGCGAACAGCCACTTCCGGGATAGTGAACAGGCCGGTGATGGTGACGCGCAGCACGGGAATCCCGGCTGCGTTGATCGTGATCGTGCCGGTCGCCCGCCCGCCCAGCAGCACATAGCGGTTGGTGCCGACCAGGAAATAGGCGGCAACGCTCTCCTGCCCATCGGTGATCGGCGTATATTCGACACTCGTGCCAGGCGTCAGCACCTCGGCTGCACCGCACGCGCGGATGAGCGGCGACCAGGCCGGCGCAGTGCCCTTCGTGCCGCTGCCCACCAGTTCAACGTCGCCGGTCAGGACGCAATAGAGGCCGACATTGATGCTTTCCTGCGCGCCCTGATAGGGCAGTTCCAGATTGCGGCTGACCTCCTGGCCCTCCATCGGCTGGAACTGGACGTTGGTCATCAGCATCGCGTTCGCCGCGCCGGTCGGCGTGGGATCGAGACCATAGGCATTGAGCGGTTCAGCCTTGATCAGGATGATCTTGCTGTTCCAGCGGATAGGTTCGGCCACTTACGCCTCCAGGTTACGGGTCAGGGTGCCATCGGACTGGCGGGTGAAGCTGCCGCCCGACTGCGGGCGCTGGGCGCCGTCTGCATCGGTGGCGATGATGGGTTGGGGAATCGCGTCGGGGACATGCTCGATCACCGGCGCCGGATTGACGGCGACGGCATCGGCCGCCGCCGTATCGGTTGCACTAGGGGTCGGGGTGCCGGCGCCAATTTCGGTGGCATCGTCGCCTTTCACCGTCTTCTTGAAGCCCATCGTCAAATCCTCAGTTGATCGTCAAAAGCGAAGTCGAGTTGGTAGGTCAGCAGGCCGCCGGACAGGCTGATCAGTTCGCCCCGCGCCACGCGGAACACACCGACCGTCTCGCCTTCCAGCCAGTCCGACTGCGGCGCCCAGCCGGCGATCGCGCGGATCACCCGGTTGCGCAGCGGCGTCAGCTGGTCGGCCAGCTTGCCGCCGGTCACGTCGCCGGCCGCGCGCAGGAACAGGACGATGCCCAGCGTCTCGACGATGTCCTGGGCGAAATAGCCCGACATCGCAGTGACCGATCCGCCGCGCAGTCCCAGCGGCAGCACGAACGCGGCCGGGCAGACTTGCGGTGCCATGTTGCGGGCCATCAGTTCGCTCAGGCTCGCGCCCGGCTGGATGCGTCCGGCAAGGTCGGTTACGGCCGCCAGGCGTGCCTTGACCTCGTCAAACATCAGATGAACCCGCGCAGGCTTTCGGGCGTCAGCGGCCGTTCACGGTCGATGAACTGCACCCCCTCCGCGCCCGAGGACGCCGGCTCGATCCCGGCCGCGTCCAGCTTGACCTTGCCGTCCGCGATCTTTTCCAGCGTGCGGAGCGCCAGCTCATAATCCTTCACGAACTTGTCGTTCGGCGTGAAGACGTTGAGCTTGTAGATCGCGATCGCCAGGGCGAGGTCGGTCACTTCCTCGGGCACCGGATTGAGCGGGATGCGATAGCGCACCCCGACGCGGCCGTTGATGACCGCGTCGGTGTTCGCCAGTTCCTGGTCGACCAGGTCGGTGTCGATCTGGCCGGTCGGCGTCTCGCTGCGATCGGTCAGTTCGACCAGGGTGCGCTGGCCGAACCGCTTCACCAGCATGGCCAGTGTCGCGTAGCTCATTCGGCGTCTTCCGCCTCTTCGACCTCGGGCAGTCGCACCACCGACCAGCTAAGCAGCGCGTCGCTATCGATCGAACGCAACTCATCCTCGCCCAGATTGATGAGCGGCAGAACCTGCGCCTCCAGGCCAAAATTGCGGCCCGCACGCCAGCGGCCCTGGCGAGGCCCGACAACACGGAAGCCGATGGAAGCAACCATATCGGCAGGGGCATTCTCGACCAGTTCGAGGAGGGCGTCGATCGAGGTGGCGACCGGAACGACCGCCTGCGTAAGCGCGGCCGCGATAGTCCCCGCACCGGCCAGAACGCCATCGGTTATGGCCTTTGAGACAGCCTGTTGGATGACTTCCTCCTGCGCGGCATCGGCGGGCTTGAGGTCCGCGATGGGCTTGCCTTCCGTGAAAGGAGCCGGCGCGGCGGCGGGTGTGGACGCCGGCGCAGGGGCCGGCGTCTGTTTGGGTTCGCGCGCCATGATCAGGCGAGCCAGGGGCAGACGAGCAGTTCCGCCGTGCCTGCCCAGGGGTTGCTTTCACCGCCATTGACCAGCTGCGAGGCGAGCAGCTTGCGGCCGGCACCTTCGTTGGTCGGCCCGACAATCAGCAAATTGCCGCTGATGCCGAGCGGACGGCCGTGGTCGCCCTTCATACCCGAGAGAGCGGCCCGCGCCGCCTCGTAGTGGGCCGGATCAAGCGCCTGCTTTGACCCCCAGGCGAACTGCCAGAAGCCGAAGCCGACATTGGCGCGGGCGTCGGCGCCATATTTGTACTCGTTGAGGTCGAAGACGTTGTCGTCGGTGTCCTTGTCACGGGCAACGAATTTGAAGTCCTTGCGCTTTTGCAGGATGATCGGCTTGAGCGCGCGGCTCACGTCGAGCAGGAACCAGGGAGAACCCGCGCCGCCATCGGTGTTGGCGACGGTTACGGTCTGGCCAGCAGCATCGAGAACCGGATGGTCGGTGTCGAAGAAATTCTGGCCGTCATAGCAAGGCGTGGTGAAGCCAGCCTTGAGCAGGGGCCAGACCAGCATGTCCCAGAACGCGCCGGTCGACTGGCCCATTTCCTCGAACAGCGGCGAATAGACGCCGATGTTATCGGTCTCGATATCGTCGCGATCGACGCCGATGGTCAGTTCCCACGGCTTTTCGCGGATCGCATAGTCGCCCTGGGAAAGGTTCTGGACGATGCGCGGACCGATCCACTCGCGGACGTTGGGCACCTTGCCCAGCCACCCATATTTCTGCTCTTTGGTGCTGGCCGGCACCACAGTGGTCACCCGCTGATACAGTGGCTTGGCCTGGCCCAGCCCCTTGGAAAAGGCAGTGCTGAAGCCGGTGCGAACGGCCGCCAGATTTTCGGCGTTGATGATCATGCTAGAAAGCTCCTCAGAGGGTCTCGACCCAGACGCCCTGGGCGTCCACGTCGCGAATGGTGCCGGCGGCCGATCGGGTCGCGCCGCCGTTCGTTTTGGCGACCGTCTGATCGTCCACGATGTAGGCGGGGTCGCCGATCTCGGCGCGGGTGATGGCGTCGGCGGCGGCGCTGTTGTTCCAGCGGAAGATGCCCTGACGGACCTTGCACCACTTGGCGCCGTCCGCGCCGTCATTGACCACCTTTTCGTCAGCCCGACCGCGCGCGATCAGGCCCGTGGCGACGCCGCCCGGCACTAGCTGGCCGGTCGCATCCAAGGCGACAAGGCCGCCGCCATGAATGGTGGTTGCCCCCTTGACCGGGTGGGCCTCGATCCCACGCTCACGCAGCGGGGTATTACGGTCGGCGGTAAGCGCGGCCATTTAGCGTGCCTCCTGCTGGCCCGCCGCAGCGAGCGATTTCTTATATTCCTCGGGATCGAGGCCCATGAGGGCGATGACCGCGGTGTCGGCGTCGTTCAGCTCGCCGGCTTTGCGATCGGCCGGGGGAACATGGCGGGTGCCGGTCGGCGTCAGGCAAGGCATGGCGTTGATCAGCTCCTGCGTGCCTTCCGGGTCGGCCATGTGCATGGTGATGTACCGGTCGCGCATCGGCTTGATGCCGACCCGCTGCGCCGCAATCGCGCCGTCCACGAAGGTTGTGGCGGCGATGCGCTTGCCATCGTCCTGGAGCGCGTTGAGCTGGTTGGTGACACCGGCCAGTTCCGACTGGAGCGCGGTGATGACTTCATCCCGCCCGCTGCCGGCTGCGAGCTGTTGCACGCCGGCCAGGATCGCGGTGGCGTTGCTACCCACCGCGAGGCCCGCCGCTTGGGCGATGGGATCAAGGGCGGACTGGAGCGCGGTTTCGCTATCGTCCTTCTTGCCCTCGAACTTGGCCTTGAGCGCCGCCATGATCGCGGCGTCGTCGGCTGCGCTGTCGAGGCCAAGCGCCTCGATCAGCCATGCACGGAAATCCATGGCATTCTCCTGATGAAGGGCCACAAGGCCCCGAAAATTCGGTTTGTTGGTAAGGCTGGCGCGCAGCACAGCGTCGATCGTCCCGTCCTTGCGGTGCAGGATGACCGGCGAGACGCCGCGATATTCTTTCCAGATGCGGCGCTCGACGGCGGCCGGGAGCCATTCGGGCCGCCCCCACAGCCCATCTGCACGCTGTTGCAGTTCGACGATCCAGGCGCGGGCTGGAGCTTCTTCGCCACGTGGCGCCGCCAGATCGGTCGAATGGCATTCGTCCAGGACAAGCTTGTCGCCGGCATTGAGCGAGGCCGCCATCAGGGCGACCATGTCACCGGCGCGATAGGGACCGCGTCCGTCATTGGTGAAGATTTCGCCGGCTGGAAGCAGGTGAAGCCACTCGGGCGGCGCGTCACTGGCCGCGATCGCGATCGCGGAGCAGAGGGCAATGTTGGAGAGCGACTTCGTCATGCCGCAGTTGTGCCCGCGCTGGACAGGGCAAAACATGGCTGCGGGCGCGGCCATGGGTGCTGGTTATG